GAAATATTAAAAACAAAATCCAATTGTTGGTAAAGAAAATAAAATAATGGTAAAAGCAGCTAGCCAATTGCTGCTACGATAGTTATAATAGTTGTTATTAAAAATTTTATGCAGCTCGCCAATTGCTGCTATTATCTGATTAATGGTACTCAATTTACAGCCTGCCAATTGCTGTGTTAGTTTAGTACCTCCTCTGGCCGGTCAGTACATACGTAGCTACGATAATTGCCAATATTAATCCAATTACTACGAGCACTGCCGAACCTCCGAGTAACGATGTGATCCACGTCCATGCTGTTTTGGACACTGCTGCTGTAAACGTCTGGGCGTGGTACTGTGGGTGCGTGACAATATGATCTTTGGGCGGATGACAATCGCCTTTGCATGTCACATAAGTGGTGCAGATCTGCAGCCTAAATTCTGGGTGGATATTCGCTGTTGAGAAGTGTACTGTGAGGGATCCCTGTTCGACAAGATCCACTGTGGCTTCTCTAACGGTCGCAGTACCTGAAGGTATGTGTACTGCACACTTCCCTGCTTTAGTGGCTGAATACTTCACCGAAGCAATTCCCCCGAAATCCGAAGAATATACGCATTCATTTAGGGTGCATTCCGCGTTCGACAGCGTCGGTGTTTCAGACACCCTGGTAAACAGGGCATCAGGAATGTCGAAAGAAAGCGGAATAGAGCCTACAGCGCAATTCTCAGCTCGGATGGGGTTCACTTTGATTTCACACCCAAATGGGGCGGTGTATTTCAGTGACGGTGGTTTGTCCTTTTTCCACTGCTCAAAACCTGAAGGGGCCTGGGTATACGGAACGTGAACCGTTCCGGATTTCGGTCTCTGCAATACCAGATTGGTGTTGGCGTATAGGTCTGTGCTGGTAGTTGTTCTAGCTTGGATGTCGCCGAAAGCTCCTGCGGTACCTGCTCCGTATTCAGGGAAATCATAGTTGTACACTTCTTCAGCGTACTGAACTATCTTGCGGTCGAAAGGCGTCCACGCTGTTGATAAAGGGCCTGCAGTTAATCTGATGCCGTTAAAGTTGACGGGTGTTTCTCCATTAACATACACGATCGTTGTGGTTGATTGATCTGCGACCGTAATGTTGAGAAAGGCCTGTGCTGCAGCTGTGTGTGCTTTATACGCCTGAGCATGGTCAGCAGCGCAGTCATCAGACTTCATTACATATGCTTTACTCACCTGGGAGTTCTCTGTGTCGCAGAAACAATAGGCGCCGCCCCACATGAATGGATACACACCTGTAAATACTTTACACTTTTCATCGGGGCGGGTGACTTCAGAGCATTCCTGCGTTCCGCAGCACTTCACCGCGGGAGAATCTAACCCGGTTTTATAATGACATGTAATATACTCTAAGTTCAGGGTGGGAATAATTTGGATCTTAGTAGGGGTGATGCTGATTGCTAGGGGTGCGTACCCGGCCCTATTCACGATGGTGTTAAACGGGATTCCCACTTGGCTCGGCATCGTTGTTGCGTGCTCGTAAGCGCCGGCGCCGGCGGCGCCGGCTAGGACTAAAAAAGGCACAAAGCAACAGACGCATTTTAGGATTCTAGTAATCACTATTAAAGCTGCAAGGGGTATAAGCAGTTGGAGCCAGAACATCTGCTGATTATTATTCCATAGGTGGTCAAGAGTTTCCCACGTCGTTTCAGCTCTCGTAGGACGCGCGCAGCAAAGCAATGCCAGACAGATGGGAAGGCGTGCGTTCGGGGTCAATCTGTAAGGTGTTAAGCACGAGACTCGAGATTTGCATAACAAGCAGAGTGACGCCGCTATGGATATTATGACAATTGCGGCACATATAGATAATCCCACCACGGTTGACATTGGATACCTGTAGTAATAGTGGGTAACTATTTCATGCGGCATACCGTGAGGGTTTCCAGGCGCTGTCTCCTGAGCCCAGAACCTTTGCGGCGGGTGGTTACCCCACACGAATTCCCAACCCTTTTCCGTGATGGAGAAGTTCTTTACAACGGGCTCCGAGATAAGTTCATGGGTATACTGTGGTTCGCCGCCTAAATGTCTGGTCGTCAGGTAAGTTGGGTTATTAGGATGGAGTTTTAAAGACACCGACCTGAATCCGAACGACACTACCGGCTCTGGCGCCAGGGGCACTGTGCACTTTGCTTCTGATAGGAGGAATGGTACATGCAGTTTACCTTTTAGAGTGTCCCCTGAAGCTTTCGGCAGTTTATCGGAATTAAACACCCATTTGTCACTCTGCAGTCGGTAGGCGCGACACCTGTTGGTCTGCGTGCACTGGTTGAACTTTTTTACGGTACTGACGGTCTCGGAAATTTGGGTGCCGCAGTTACACTCCACTAAGACGTTAGTTCCTGCTGGAGGATTCACCTGCACAGCCCCTCCGCTCATGGAGAGCAGAGTACTATCCACTTCGGATCCAGGGAGGTGCATTTCGACGTAAGCACCTCTCTTCTGGGCATCATGAGCATACACTCGGCATGGGTGGTCTGTGCCGTGTTCGGGGGGGTGCGTATAAAGTTCGCGCCCTACAGGTATGAATTTAACTTTGTAGGGTACGGAGCATGAGTGCGTTACTGTATCTTTCTTGAACTCCATGGTCAATGAGTCCCCTTCAGGGCATCTAGCTAAGAGGAAGTAGCCGTGGCCGTCTATAATATGGCAGGGGCGGGAAGTATGTAGGGACACCTCATGCAGAGGTATCTCTTCAATGTTTCCTTGCAGATTGTAGCGCATCGTTCTGCTCTTTACACCTCCTGAAGGGTCCAGTCCGTACTGCGATGAGGTCTGAATGCGTATGTAGCCATCATGTCCGTCACTTCTCACCTCTTCTATGGCTATAGGGCTGTGGCAGCTGCCCACAGCACACCTGATGCACTTAGCCATGTAGGGTTTCGTCAGCTTATATTCTTTGAAGAGTTCCTCCGTTGAACGTTTCTGCCTGCCCGGACACTTCAGCACGGAATCCAGTAACACGTCGTAACCTGGGTTGTCTATATTCTCGCTAAGCATGGCAAGAGTTTCTGACGGTTTGCGGTCGTAGCATATAGGCGGCTGGGAACACGGAAACGTTACATTTGCAAGCAAGCAAACGGCAGTAACTAGAGACCATTGCTCACAATTTTCGGGAGTGTACTTGACGGTGACCCCTTTTTCAGTCCACATTACAACGGACAGTGCAGTGCGTGAACCTTCGTTTACTCCTCCTAGCACTATGGCTACTACCCTTCCTTGGTTGTCTAGTATAGGTCGGCCACTATCTCCTTTAGCGCCTACTCCTTTTGGGACCGTGAACCTGCCGTTTTCATACTGAACGGCTCCGTGGTGCCAATTATAATACCCTTGGGGCTTTTCATGGGTGTAACGAAACGTATCTGCACGCATACTTTGGGGAACGTCTGCGTACTCCAAGTCGTACTTGGTTGCCTTCTTCGTCTTCAAGGCTGCCAACGTCTCGTTATCAATCTTTCCTTCAACATGCATCGGTCTGAACAATTTGCCTCCGACCACACAGGCGTAGCCGTTAATTTTTCCGTCTAGCATAATCGGGAAAGTTTTGTCAGATTCGAGTTTCATAACCATGCGCTGCCTTTTTCCGGGTTTCTTATTAGGTTTCTTCTTACTGGCCGGTTGATTCTTGGGTTGAACGGCACCTTTCGGCTTCTTCTTCTTCCCCTTGCCATTCTTCTTCTGCGCATTTTTAATCGGGGTCGCTGCTTGCTGGGGTTCACGTTTCTTTTTCTTAGCAGGGGGGCCTTCGGGCGGACTCTCCCGGCGCTGCTTGAATGTTAGGTTGGCCATGGACCTGGCCAACTCTTGCACTTGCAACGCCAAGAATGGGTCGGTGCGCGGATACCATGGTCTCCGGGGAGCCGGATACGGACGGTACGGCGCAGGTTGCATTGGGTACATGGATGGTTGGTAAGGGAACATGGTTGCGGACTGTACTATATCACAGTCCATTCAGGTTAGCCGTAGAGGTGTATGGGGTTTCCTCGCAGGTGTTTGAATGTCGCTACGTTACGAGCTAAGGTGGCCATAGCTGCTATTATAATAGAAGTGCCCACGATCTCGTACCTGGATTCTACTGCCTTGCAAAGTTCTACGGAAATGCCAGCCCGGTTCCACCTCTCTGCCTCCTCAAACAGCGCTCGTCTGCGGTCGTCGTCATGCTCGTCGTCGGCTGCCAATGGTTTCCCCAACTTAAATAGCCTTTTTAGGGGATCCGCGACGCGACATGCAGTTCCGGTCACGGTATCGCACAGGATGAAACCACCGCAGAAATACGGTGCTTTCTCCCCTACAACTGCATCTATGATCTTCACTTCCATGTTTAACCACGTAGCGCACCTATCGGCCATTAGCTTATCAGATTTTACTCCTTTCACTATATTATCGTCTCCGATGAAAGCTGCGCACGGAGAGTTAGTAAGCCTTTCTCGCAATACTCTGCTCGCAATAACTATGTTTATAATTGTATTTACGAATAGAGTAAGAAACATGCCTGACTTCATCATCGCCCCAAATTTGAATTTCGTTTTAGTGGGGAGGTGGATAGAAGATATCTCACCAAAGGCAGCTTCAATTAGAGTCAATAGCTCTTGGTCGACTCCTAGATCTTCAAGTATCATAAGTGCAGTTAGCGCCATCGCATCGTCTTCGCTTTTATCGAAGGACGCTATGTCCGTTTCTAGAACTTGATCTCCGTGTTGGAAATGCTCGGCAATAATCGCATCGAAGTCTTCTGCCGACATATCAAAAAGTGTATGGACGTTAGGTAGTAGTACTGCATTCAGCCGCCGAACCAGCTCACGATGTATTCCGCATAGGTACGCAGTAGCTAGTGGATCAGCGGCTTGGATCACCTGAACCTTGGGCCGTTCTTCAGTATGTTTAGTACCCGGCGTCACTTTGACGTCACGTTTCAAATCCATCACGAATCTGTCCATAGGTATATCTTGCAGCATGCAGAGATTGTGGGTCTTGGCATACAGTGCTGCTGCCTTCGGCCCTTTTAGCTTGGTGATGTAGTTAGTTACATTTTCCTCAGTTAATCTGATAGGATTATCTCTGTATGTGTCCCAATACTCGTTGTTGCAGGCATACTTCTTGAAACACTCTACATTAAAGGCCGCGGAGTCCAGCACTGGCAGTTCACGCATTTGTGTAACATTGCAGTTTCTTTTTGTAGCAGCGGCCAGTACGTTCTGCAGTGTATTCTGAATCGCTGACGGAACTGCTGATCTAATGGTCGGTTCCAGGTATGAGTGTTTCTTAGGAAAACTGCGCAGCTTAGCGGGGCAAAAACTGGCGGTATCTAGGCAGCAAGTAGCGCCGTCCACCATATCTAGGTATGCGTCGTATTCGGGGGTAATGCAATACGAGGCCACGGTCGGAAAATTCTCTTTAAGCACCACGTTGCAGGCTTCTACGGCCACTTTAGGGCATGAAAACGATCGGTTCACACTGCTGGAATACAGCGGGACGGGGTATAAGGTGCGGTAGCACTCTACTTTGTTGTCGGTTTTCAAGTAATGACCTAGACCGCGCAACATTCTCATGGTGGTTATCGCCTTCATATTCTCTACTTTCCGTGACTGATATCTGCTCCTATTAGCTTGAGTAGGGTTAAGTTGGAGCTTCTTCCTCAGTAACTCCTCCTTGTTAAGATCGAGACGCGGGGCGTACACGTCATCCAATAGCGTGCGTTCCAATACGACCTCAGATAGAACGGTCTGCCGTACGGATTTTTGTTGCAAATGTCCTTGGCCTGTATCGGAGGAAAAGATGTACGCACCCGCTTCATACCGTCATTGCTGTTGTGCGACGAAGGCTTCGAACTCCTCCCTGGTGATCACTCTGTTAACTCCTGGCGGATTGGATGCCAGACTGGATCTGGAGCCTGATACTTGCCTACGAGCGTGAATCGGTGGCGACAGTGACGCACTAGAACTCCTAGTTTTGCGAGGTCGAGGAACAGGCGCCTGTCTGAAGATAGTCCTAGGAGCAGGGATAGGTCTTATGCCCGCATCAGAACTAGAACTGGAAACTACGCTTCGTGCGTCTGTCGAGGAAAACTCTGACAAAGCCAAGGAGATGCTGTCCGCATCGAAATCGGAAGCGTGTGGGATAGACCAGGTGGATGAGAAACGCATCAAGTCTGCGTGTACATCTGCCTCTACTACGATTGCGTTTGGTCCGTCAAGATTTGTTTCGGCTGTACTCTCCGAGCTAACTACGCTGTCAACTACGGAGATCGTTTCAAAGTTCTCTTCCGTTGCAGCTTCTACGTTCGAAGCCGGCGCCGGGGTTCCTGCACGTTCCACCTCAATTTCAAGTGGGCGAGGAAGGTATCTTCTAGGGTGGATGTACTCTGGCACCTTCGGAGAGAACAATATAGGGCAAGAACATTGGATCTTCTGTACGCCGGTTATTCTGTACTTCGGCAACGGGAACGATGAGCACACCGTGATCTGTTCCGGCCTTGATGCCTTCAACCGCTGAACACGCTCTGGTGTCATAGCATGGATACATAAACAAGGGAGTGTATTAGGTGGTGTTGATGCTTCAGACTCTTCTACGGGGCATTTAGATCTTATGCTACTCATGCTTTCCCCCAGGATATAGAGGCATATTTGCTCGTTAGCTTCTGTTGCATTCGGCCACATGGCGTTTATTTCGGCCACATCTTTCGCCGCCTGGTGGAACTTGGTTCCTTCTAGGTAAGAAAAGGTTTTTCCATCCGTGATGCTATAACCTTTTCTGCCGGCTAGCGAGCTCTTCGGGTGAACCCGAACTAACTCCACATCAGGCTCGGTCAGGGAAGCGTCTTCCGATATGCATATCTCCTCTACCGCCTCCCTCCGGGCCACCACTTCCTTGAGCGTAGTTTCCCATTTTTTATCGCGACAGTAGATAGCGACATCCGCGTCGGTCGTATCCATGGCAGTGAGGAGGTGGTTTAATGACTGCATAAGTCGGTCTTTATTACCGGCAAATATGCCTGTGGACAGGAGCGGGATGGCGACTGATCGGTAATTATTGTCATTCACTAGTTTGGCGACGGATTCATACGCCTCGGCGAGTTGTTTGTCGCCTTCTATTTCTGACACCTTGTTAAAGTTAGGTCCGACCGCGTGTATGATGTGTTTTTTCGCACCCTTTACCAAGCGCGCCTTACCCACTTCTATAGGCTGTAGGTCAAAGCTTTCCGGAAACTTCTTGTATAGAGCCCCACACACGCCTCCTCCTGGTTGGCCCCTACTATTAGCTGCGTTAATGATCACCCCATCTTCTGCGGTGGCAATGTCCCCTCGGACAACATGGTATGAGGGAGCACACCCCGCTTCATGAAAGTTGGAGCCCGAATAGATGTTTGTTAGCGTAGAGGAGAGTTTATACGGGTTGTGGGTGCGTGTCCTACGATCATATCCAATGAATACAAACAGCACTTCCGTCTCTTCTAAGGATATTTTAGGTTTGCACACTCTGGCGAATTTGAACTGTCTGGCAACTGCACCTATTATGCTTTCACTGGCTCGGTCTGCATATCCGTATCCCACGCTGACGCATGTGCCCCCAGGATTGAGGTGCAAACATGCTTTCTTAGTCAGCATGCTCAGCTTAATAGCGTGATCTTCACACTGCTGATAGTGGTGGTATCTATACGGCGTTCTTACATTGACGAAGACAATGTCGTACTTAGGAAGCTCTGCTGGAATCCCTAAGTCTAGGCGCGTGCGAAAAGTAGCTTCGGGGGATTCGGACAGCCAGTCGACGGTCTTTCCGGTCACGGTCATTTTGTCTCCGACCACTAGTACGGTCCGACCTTTAAGTTTACTAACAAATGTCGAAAAGTCGCTAGGAGGGTGTTCTGAGTGGTTGGTGACAAGAGCATGGGGTAACCTCCTGTTCATAGGCACTAAGTTTATCCGGGGATCGTAGGCGCGCAACGCACCCGAGTTCATATCCAGCGCTCGCCCTGTGGTTACCGCTCGTGGCAGCTGCGGGTAGCGCCTAGAAAGCTGCCTCACCACGTCCATGTTGATTCCGTACATATTCGGAGATGGGGAGTTGTCCCAGTGATTATTCTTTATAGACAGCGGGACTGTAGGCGCTGAGAATATACCTGAATCCAAGTCTAGCCCGAAGAACCGTACGCACAGTTGATTTAACACAATCTCTGCAGAGTGCGCCTTGTCAGTTTTAAAATTTTCGACGGTATTCCATTGGTCTGCCGTCAAGGAAATTCCGGCTGTTTTCAGCACAGGGACAAGAGCTTTAGCCCAGCAAACGTTCGCTTTGTTCTGGAAGACGTCGGCAGGGTTAGGTTCTTCCATGATGTGCTTCATAATGGCGTCATGTTCAGCTTGCCATTCTTCTAGCGTCGCTGAGAATTCACCTGGATACTTGGCGGTCAGGGTCTTAATCCAGGGGTCACCCGCCAGGGTCTTCCAAACGATTCGGTCCTCCGTTCGAGTCAGCAGAACATTCACGTGTTCGGAATTGGGGGCATACAGCGGGTTCTCATTGACCTTGTACCTGACGGCATAGACGCCCTTCCGGGTTAGTCCTTGCGATGCTGCCGCTGTCATGATTTCATTGCCTTTGTAGTCAATCTGCAGTTGCTTTACCCACCCTCGGAAGCAAGTGAGGATCAAATCCTCCTTCTTAGGCTTCGTGCTCCCTGTGGTATCGATTTCGATTTGCGTCTCTTTCTGGTTGGTTGTCCTCATTTTCTTGTCGTAAAACAGGGTGGACACGACAGAAGTCACAGACTTGGTGCATCTACGCGATATGCTCTTATGGAACACTTGTGTGCAAATTTCATGATTGAAGTGTACCTTCAGGCACATCATGTTGAAGAACCCACATTGCTTAGGGTCCCCGCACAACACGGCTTTCTTGGGCTTGACAATCGCAATCAAGGCCCTAAGGGTTCCTGCGTGGCACGCAAAAGCTTCGTCAATGTATAAGGTTTCGACTGGGTACTTACAACCGTTCAGCAGTACGGAGTCCACAGTCCGCGCATTGACGTCCAGCCCTCTAGCGCGTTTGACGTCTCTGATAATTTCCGCACAATTCTCTTTTTTAGCGCTAACTACTAAATCTTTCTTCGTGACTGCGCTCTTTATGATTCCAGATTTACCAGAACCTGGTACTCCATACACCCCAATAGTAGGTACTTGGTGGGGTGCGGCAGGTCTAGTCTTCAGGCTTTCGTACGCGAACTCATGAAATGGGGGTTCAATGAGTTCACCCGTCATCCCTAGACCGCTAACCAGTTCTTTCTTCACGCACTGTTTTTTGTCTATATCATATAGATATTCTCCGTCATAGTCGCCAGGTTTCACTGTCTTATAGTACTCTTCGTCGGTATTAAGCGCCCCTCCGTGGACCGCGATATGGTGCAAGTACCTGTTCACGAACTCCCGTTCGTTATACACTATCGTGGCACTCTCACTGAGTGCCTGAAAATCAGGCACAGGAATGGCGGTGCCCTCAGGTACAATTACTTTTCCATGATACGGCTCCACTGCATACCTACCTTTCCTGCCGGAATGGGTAATCACGATCACCTGCTCAGCGAGTGCATGAATACACGCAAGTTTTTCACTGCGTAACACGGCTTGCGGTGAGAGTATAGCGTAGGAACCGATTTTCTCCTCACCGCTATAGCTGGTGACTTTGATCAACCCCCGCGGCGTCTCTACGGATCCTGCCCCTGCTTCTTGCAACATGAGGTCAACATCTGCTTCGAGCGTCGGTTCTTCAACGTCAGCAGTCAGGGGCGGCAAGGCTGCCCGCAATTCTTCTGCCTCTTTGATTTCTTTCGCCTCAGCAGCTGCGTTCTTAGCCTCGCCGATGTCTTCGTCTGTAACCAGCGGTACAGGTTCCTTTGGTTTCTCCAGCAATTTCTTAATTCGGTCTCTGAGGCCGATTTCCAAAGTACTGCTCCCTACTCTTGGCAGAACGAAAGAATGGAAATCACTGGGCACTTTTACTACCGTTTGGGTATCCGGGCGTTTGTACACAGAAGTGATCTTATGCTTCTTAAAGGCCCAGCAACATCCCATCACCAGCTGGCGATCTCTCAATCCCAGCGGACGTTCATCGTCCTGGTCCTCCTTGTACTCTCTTGCCCACCTGGCGAATGCCTGAGCCACTACTGGTAGTAAGTAATTCTTCATAGTATTAGTATTTCTTTGAGTGCGTCCGTTCACTACAATCCGCTGGTTAAGTCCTACCAGCAACTTCTGAGCGTCATCTGCGCTTACGTCTGTCGCCAGTATACCTGTCATCTGGTCGCACAAGGTAGCAGGCACGTACGTACATACGGGAAAAGAAACCCTCTCCCCGTTAAGTGTATCCGTGACTTTGCAACACAAGAATCCCTCGCGATGCATCGTGGCCGCATAGCCCGACGGTGTCCCGTACAGGCCTGGACTGATAGCAATTCTCTTAACGACGTACCCGTCGCAGCTTACTATCGTCTCACACCGACACGTGTAATTATGCGTACCGCGTAAATGGAACACTGATGGTAAGTGCCAGCTCCGCAGTAGGTCCCTCTTTTCGTGATAGATAGTAGAGCCCACCGAAAATATGATATTGTTCGACGGTTTTAAGTATTTCTTCCTAAGGATGGATAGTCCTCTCCTGGACCGTTCCATTACATCGGAACTACATAGGCCTATATTACGAGCTGTTAACACTGTCTCGTCGGCCCAGTTGGTCGAATAGGAGGGGTATGCGCCGGCTAAATTCTTAAACATAAAAGGCGTAGTGTCAAAGCCAATCCAATAGGCGACCCTTACACCCTTATTGGCTTGATGATAAAGACTAGTAGGTCCGTCTACTGCATAGACATCTTGGTAGACAGCAATCTGCCCTTCATAGCGGCATGACTCGTCGTCATGAAGACAAATCGATTCTCGCTCTAAGGAAGGTTCCTGCATGACTGCTGCAAGATCTGCTAGCTTCTGATCTAGTCCTTTGTCCGTGATGTCTTTGCAGTTTTTCTTTAGTTTCGCCGCATATTTGTATAATCTGTCCGGATCTTCTGCACATTTCATTGGGCAAATGCAATGATACTTATTCTTTGAATACATTCGGCGTGCCGGTGCACTGCCTATGTCTAGGATCGTATCGGATGGTTCTACCTCCGTCTCGATCAATTTGGAGGCCAGATGCGAAAACGCTCTGGCATTAGCATGGTCATTATCGGTGACCTGCTTGGCTTCTACCTCAAACTGTGGGAAGCTCCGCTGTAAAGCTCGAAGGAACGGGCTGTCTTCCTCGATGTCAACGTGAACTTTCTCCATGATGGGTAGGTGTATTCAGTTTTTGGGCTACTCTTACGTATTGCCCAT